ATCCTAGATCTAAGAACGCCTTAGCCACCTTGCCGCCGCCGCCGCCGACGCCGATGAAAGCACATTTAATAGCAGATTTCGCTGTATTCTCTGGTAGAAGCTTAGAGATATCATCTAAAGTCTCCTCACCATAGTGATCTACAAAGTCAAAATCATCAAAATCATCACCAAAATCATCTACAGCATCTTCGATAGGTTCTGGTGTGGTTAAAGTGGCAACGACGGGTGGAAGGGCTACCGTAGAAACATTCTCTTCCACCACAGATGCCTCTGGAGTAGATAGGTCTACGGGTATCTCAGGTGTCTCCTCAACCTCGGAATTTTCTGTCTCTACACTTTCATCAGCAGCTTGTGCTATGTTTTCATTTTCCACAGAGCTCTCCGACATGGGTGCATCTTCTGACAGCTGATCTTGTGTCTGCTTTTCAACAAGTGTATCTTTTACAAACTCCACAGATGCCTGCTTATAAAAATCATCTGATCCCATTGTGTCCTCACTTTTTTTTATTTTTTTAACTTTTTCATCCGCATAAAAATGGGATGCCATGCTTGTCTTTACACTACTAGCCATGCAAAAACCCTTTATAATAACTATTATGCTGAATAGAAGTAAATTATTCTATTTATACAAGAAGAATACTCTAAATAAAAAAACCCCCAACCGAGAAGGAAGAGGGTTTAATCAAGTTTTAATATCAACACATAATATGGAATTTAGATATCACTACTAACCAGGTTCTATGTTGCCCAAGCTGCAGTACCAGTGAGACCGGTGCCTGCTGGATCTGGCTGTGTCATAAACTCAACGTCCCAAACTCCACCGGACATACACGTGAATAAGAGTACACTACCTAAGTCAAAATAGCAATTGTTTGCCGTCGGGGTGAGAACAAGTTGTGTCTCACCTACAGTAGACGTATCATATGTGACCAGATTTGCGGCCCGAGATTCAATCAGACTACCCGTTCTCCAAACATCACTTCCTGCACAATCGACTGTTATTGTTCCGGTTCCGGTTAATAGCGTCGAAAGCTGTATTGCGACGCGACCACCCACAGCTGCTGCTGGTAGAGTGACGACCCGGGCGGTAGATGTGAATGCCCACGCAGTGAGCGTGTTTATAGATGGGCCAAGTGCCCCGTCAGCTGCTGTTGCATACGTCAAACCCTGAACAAACGGTCGTTTACACATGTTGTTATCCATCAGGACTTGACTATTCAATGTCACGCCGGCGCCTTTCGTCTGGACGAGACCTTTTGAATCTGTTATTGTTACTTTTGGCATAATCTTTCTCCTTTTTGTCCGCAAGATTCCGATTCACCGGCGGGGTCGGTTGATTATAATGAATCGGGCCTACTTTTAATTATTCTGTCCACTAGCAAACAATGCGAAATGAATGAAAAAGGGCGACCCTTATGGGTCGCCCTTCATATTATCCGATCTAAAGATTAGATAATGCTAATGTCCATGACTGTAACTGTACCGTAGAAGTCAGCGCGAACCATCTTCTTACCGTATCGGGTCATCACGCCCTTACGGGGTGTGAAGTCCTCAGGAGCGAAGATTGTCGGAGTGACGATCAGCGGGACGTACGGAGCGTAGACGTATCCAGTCTCAAGGTAGCTACCGCCCTTGTAACCAACAAGAACCTTGTTGCGCGGGAAGTAGGGGTCCTTATAGACCGTGAAACGGTTGCTCAGAGTACCAACCGGAGTTGCACCGAGTGTGAACGGGCTAGAGACCTGTCCGTCACCATCAAGGCTGAGGCTGGGCTTATAAAGCACAGATGCCTCGAAGATGGTGGCGACCTCGGGAGAGCAAACCACGAAGTTTGCCGAACCACGGAGAGTCTTACGGTGGATCTCGTTAGCCACATCGATGATGGTCTCAACCAGAGTCTCATACCACTCGCGGACCGTACCTGTGAAGGCGGGGCCAGAAGCGAGACTAGAAGAGGATGTAACCTCATCACCAGATGTCTTCTTGACGAACTTACCGGGCATCCGTGACCAGTAATAGTTGGCGCCACGGGCTTGGGTAAGCAGGTCATTGAGAATCTCACGGTCAAGCTCCAGAGCAATCTGCTCGGAGAGGATCTGAGTGAGCTCCACCTCAGCGTCGAGGCTGTGGTAAGCGTTAAGATCCTGCGCGAGTTCCGGTGACCAGCGAGCACGCAACTTACGTGTTGCAGCTGTGACAGCGATGGACTCGATCTTGATGTCGATCTCAGGGATGATCGGTGAGGGTGAGGTTCCGCTTCCATCAGTTCCAAAGTTGGACTCAAAGGAGGGAATCGTCAGTGTATCACCGTCAGTAGAGTTGACGTTAAGACTTGCGCCAATGGCGTAAGAAGCTGTCAGACCCTGGTGGTTAGTGCTCACTGCGTGCGCGGTGCTGCCCATGTTCTGGGGCTCTAGAGCACCAGAAACGACGCAGAGAATGGAAGCGTTAGAGTCGCCATTCTTAACCATCGCGTTCGAGGTGAAAACACCACCAGCATATGTTCCAACCTGGTTTAACCTGCGAATATTAAGCAGGCCTTGACCACCCTGGGCATCGGACCAACCTCTATCATCGAGGACTGTAACACCGCGGGCCGCGCCGGCGGTCCAGTCACCACCGACGATACCAACAGTCTTGACATTGTCACTGGTGAGATTCGGGAAGTTGGTCGTGTTATAGGTGAAAACCAGAAGCTGATATCCGCCCTGGTAATCCTTGGTGGTCGCACCAAGTGTCACACCGTCGGCCGGGGCCCCCAGCACAGGAAGGTGAGATTCAATCTGCTGAGTGAGCTGCGGATCGAACTGAAGCGCCTTGCCATCAGCACCGGTTGCAAAGGCCTGGATACCCTCCGAAATTTGGAGGCCAGAACCGTAAGCACCTGATGCTGCTAGCGATCCCATGGGAAGAGCATTTGTCTTCTGCACGCGAGAGTAGGAAGATCCGACCAGATCATACTGTCCACCGATGGCAAGAGATCCGGACTGGATGCCCTTTCCTGTCGGCAGGTTGTAGATGGACTGACCCTTCACGAATGTTGCAGCATTCGGACCGGTGGTCGATGTTGTGTCCCTGCCACCTGTTGTAAGGCTAGAGCCACCACCAACGTTAGTTCCGTAGGTGTAATCTAGATAGAAAAGCAGACCGGAAGGTAAGCTCATGGGCTGAATTGAGACAAGCTCATTGGCGATCAGACCACCGAAAACCCGACGTACAATCGGAAATGCGATGTTTGTGAAACCACGTACGTCACCCGAGGAAGTCAGGCTACCGCCACCCGTAGAGAGAGAGTTTTGCTCTCTCAGGAGCTGTGCGGCCTGGTTCTCAAGCATACGTGACATGTTTTCACGTCCCTGATCGCTAAGTCCACGAAGAAGGCCTGTTCGACTCCACTTCGCTATTAGTCTGTTCCCTTCAGCACCCACGTTTCGATTGCGGATGCCTTCGGTTAATTGTTCAAGAGTGAATTTATTTGACATTTTAATTTAATATCCTTTTAAAAAGCAGTTAATTTTATTTAATTCCAGCAAGTTTTGCCCAACGATTTACCTCATTAGCCTCATCACCCATGGTTGAAGCCCTGGATGTGGCTCTCGAAGAAGAGCCGAGTGTTTTACGTACAGCTGATTCTGACAGATTTCTTGACTTGGGCTTGTTAAGAGACTCAGTCAGGCTGGTGTAAAGTAGCTTTACTTCTCTCAAGCTTCGTGCATTATCAAGGGACTCAATGATCGACCTGCGCTGTGCAGATGATACACCCTTGTTTTGTAGAAGCTTATTAACGTAAAGAAGTTTAGCGTTAAATAGGTTTAGTTCTGTTAACTGCTCACGAAGTGTTTGCATTGCACCCCTGTATTCATTGAGCTTTCTTTTAAGAGTGCGATTCGTGCGCTTCTCTTTCTTATACGCTTCGGAAAGCGCATTTAGCTTGACGTCAAGTGGGTCCTTGCCCCGCTTTCCTCCACCAAAATCATCACCTGAGCTACCACCGGTGCCACCGTATGCACCCTTAAGCCCAGAATTTCCATGGCCTTTGCCTCCCCAGGAGTCTGCCATGTCTTTTGAAATTCCTTTTGCCTTCGTCAGCTCTGCTGCCTCTCTTAGGGCGCTGAGCTCACGGCGAAGCATTTTTTCATCAATCTCGAAGACCTCATCCATCATCTCTTCGACTTCTGTGTCTGAGACCACCTCTTCTTCCCCTTCTTCCTCTTCCTCGACTCCCAGCTCTACCTCCATCTCCTCTTCCTCTTCTTCCATGAGAATCACAGCAAGGTCGCTCGGGTCTATTTCTACATCTCCCAGTTCAATTCTAAGTGATGCTTCATTTAAAAGCTCTTCCAGGGTAAGTTCATCTAATTCATCGTCAGATGCAAGATCGGGATCATCAAGCCATTGCTTGTCACCCCACTCTTCTTCGAGCTCGTTGGCTTCGTCGGGTCCCTCTATGTCACCGGCCTTGTCACCCCAGAAGGGTTTTCCTTTCTTACCATGTTTCTTACGCTTTGAAGTCTTCTTGGTAGTATAGTCTTCATCTTCATCCATAAGTTCATTTAAATCGATCTCATATAAGACATCGCTATCATGAGTTGACATATTAGAGTTCTCCGTTTTAGAATTTTCATCAACAAGTGTTTGATCTTTTTTATTTTGATTTGCTTCGCTTACACGAGTAACAATTTTTACAAGCTCAGAAAGATCATTTTCATCAATATCTTGTAAGGCTTCAGCTAGTTCTGGCCCAAGTTCATCACTTGTTATTTTTTCCTTAAGCTGTTCAACTGATTCCTGACCATCTAACAGCTTAACTAAAGATAGAAGTGCACTTTCATCGAGGCCAACAATATTTGTGTCGCTTAGAGAATCATTATCATCATTTTCTTCTTCTTCGCTCATCATCATCTCTTTAACAACACCTTTTAGAATATCGTCATCTTCCTCATCTGACATATC